GGAAGTCGCAGTTCGCGACGTTAGGAATTATTCTCTAACTACTTCCGTTTCTTCTGTGTATTGAAGAAAGTAGGAAACAAACGTTCCAAAATTTTCAAATAAGGTTTGACTCCTGGGATCAAGCTAGCGGTATTAGCTGCAGTTCTAGCTGCATTCTTGACTTTGTTCCAAAAGGAGTCATTCGGCTTACGAGCCGTAGACAACTCTTCCAAAACTGCATATTGATTTCCTCGAGCTGAGGCCGACGGTTGCAAAATACCGTAGTAATCTGCGTTTGGGGTTATCTCGTAATTGATGCTCCATGTAAACTGAAAGTCTTGAGCGGGAGCACCCGTGATAGCAAAATAGACGTTGTTGTTCATCAATTCATTGGGTACAACTTCGTTTCCAACTGGAATATCACAAAAATTAGTATTAAATATGGGATATTCAAAGAAAGATTCTAACAGAGAAGGCGCCCAATATCCATAAAATTCATAATCAACGTCTGGCAACTGTCGATTGCGATAGACGGCATAGCACATAGAGGTGTAGAAATCGTAACACTTAGGCTCGTGTGGTATATAAATGCCTGAGTGTTCGACATCACAATTTGTCGTGTGTGAAGTGCTTAATTGCCTTAGCTGATCGATGCTATCAGTTGCCACATATTGTATGGTGTGTCCGCTAGTGAGTGCACCACTTCGATTAATTGCCGGTGAAACGTTAACGCATTTCACTCCCGCAGACACAACTCGCAAAGTGTCGATGGGACCAGACACTTCGCCTCCGTACTTCCTGAACATATATACTCGTTCTCCGGGGCTAGAAAAAACTTTATATCCTAGAGCGTCCAACTGAGCTCTAGATAAATGGGCATCTCTCTTGCCATAAAGTAGTTCGGCGAATGCGATGTTGACTGTTCCTCCTATTAGGTCTGATTCGTTAGCGGATGTAGCAGGAGAGTAAGAAGCTAACGTAGTACCTAGATCCCAAGGGCGGAACAGTACTCTTAATGTTCCATTGGCGTCTGATGATAGCGTGGTGGATGATTCAAAATTGTATGTAGACGTCTCAATGGGGTATATGTTAGGTATTTTAGTCCTAACATGAGTGAATGGATCAATCAATGACTGGCCGTATTCAATCTCGCTGTCGGTAAAATGGGAATTATTCTCTATCGCGTCAGGACGATCGCGAAACATTTTACTGGACACTGGATTTGAACGTCCATCCACTCTCATCAATTGCACATCCGTAGTGGGATGCGCTTTCAACGTGCTTTCGGGTTTCTTCCTAGGTTTCAGCTTGGAAGTAGGTGCACGTATTAACCTACTGCTAGCTGCTTTGAGTGCTGTTCTTCTTCGGGTCCTCTTCATGTGTTTCGATAAAATTTTTATGTTGATTAGGGGGCTGGACCAAGCCCCAATGTCGCAATTTAATAGTTCGTTGGGCACTAGAACAGATTGACCGGGTGCTTGCGTAGATGACAAATTGTACAAAGTTGACAACAATAGTTCTGGTGGTATCTGTGTGTGACAACTATAAGCATAAAGCTCGTCCAATGGGTGCACCAATGCGTCTTTCATCGCGATATTGATGTATTTTTTGTCCCTCATACTAATGACTTTCTCATCTCGTACTCCATAAGCTAATCTAGCCTGATAGATGAGTGAGGTCAAAGGCATGGACTTGCAGGAATGTAACTCCGTGTATGCGACCGCGTACGCGTGGGTGCGAGGATCTTTGATGTAAGCTAGTTCGCTTCCAGCGTAATACCTAGATCCTGTGATGGCTTTCTTGATGTCTCTCACAATCACGACCTGTCCGTTGGTCAGAATCGATCTCTTCGATATGAATTCTAAATCCCACCAAGGTCCGAAGTTCAACATCTTGGCTGCTTGGCCCAACCCATGGGCTCGGCCACTCCTTGGAGTATCGTATACCTCCCAAAAGGCTCTCGTCCAATTTTCAACTTGGCTGTTCTTAATCCACAGACAAGCATCATCGCCTGATACGAAGTACAGAATGTCGTCGTACAATATTCCAGCTCGTGCCGCCGTAAACAAGCCGTAATAAATAACTCGCAACGTATTGCCCAGGGTTGTCTTCGTTGGGTGCCCACTAAACGTGGTTCCGAGCAACACAAATTTGCCCACGTACTCCTTGTTGATCGTGACGTGGAGATTGGCCACGTGGTCCTTGAGGATGTCTAAAACCTCGTAAGCAAGTCTCGTTGAGACGGGGAAGATTTCGAGAAATTTCGGGAACACCAGATCCATAAAGCGATCGTCTACAGCGCGCATCAACTCAACGTGTTGATTTGAATCATGAGCTGAGCCATCCCATGAAGTGCGAATCCAGTCGTTAGGATTTTTGCTCGAGAAGAAATCGTTGATTTTAGCTGCTAATTTT